CAGGCGGGGCTTCGGTGATGCCCTTTTCAATGAGAATTGCGTCTCTGACTGCTTTTGGTGGGAGTATTTCGTCCATTTCGGCGGTTTGCGTGCCTGTAATGATGAGGGCTAGGATGTCGTCTGGGATTACGCTGGAAATCATGAAATTAGCCTATCGGGTGTAATTCAGCCCGTCCAGACATAAATATAAATAAATCTGGATATGGCTTGACAAAACCATAAAGTGACGATACAATGAAGTTGTACTAATAAGGTACCTAATACCGAAAGGGGTAGACATGAAAAGAGTTTTATTTGCTGGTGATATTCACGGCAACAAAGCACACGCACAATGGTTGTTCAACCATGCGAAAAAGAACGAAGTAGATGTCATCATCGCCTGCGGTGACTTCGGCTACTGGACACACATGAAGCACGGACAGACATTCGTCAAGTTCGTCGCAAACCGTGCTGAGGCACTCGGTATCAAGTTCATGTGGGTTGATGGTAACCATGAGAACCACGACATTCTTGACAACCTTGTACGGGCTAACGGGCGTAACAACCCAATCCCTACACCTAACAAGTGGTTGCAATACATTCCTCGTGGTTGTCGCTTTGACATTGAAGGGCACACCTTCATGGGTTACGGCGGTGCATGGTCTGTGGACTGGATGCATCGTGACCTCGGAGTGTCGTGGTGGAAGCAAGAACTAGTGAGTCCGTATCACATGGACGCATATGTAAGCGACGAACCAGTTGATGTTCTCATCACACACGAAGCACCATACGGAAAGGAAATCTCTTACAAAGATGAACTCCCAATCTCCGTTGGTCAGCGTGAACTAATCCTTGAACTACAAAACAAAGTCAATCCTTCTCTCCATGTATGCGGTCACCACCACACACGAGAGAACTGGCAAAGTGGCATCACTGATGTTCATGTTCTCGGCAGAGACACGATGGAAGACGAGAGTGTTCTTATCGTAGACTTCAACCGTAAAGAAGGTTCGTTCTCCGACTTCAACGAAGTAAGAGAATACGCAATCGTGGGTTGAGTAATTACCCCCCTTTCAGTTACTCCCCATTGAAATGAAACCCCCGTTGAGAAATCTTCGGGGGTTTTGTTTTTGGGCAAAAGAAAACCCCCATTGTAATTCTGGGAACAATGGGGGGTTTCTTTTTCTTGGTGACAGCAAAGTCTCCGAGATTTATTTAGAAGGGTTCATCATCTTCTGCTACTTGCTTCGGCTTAGCCGATGCTTTTGCTGGTGATGCTTTCTTGGTGAACTTGCCATCGCCCTCAGCCTTAGCCTTACGGGTGACTTCAGAAATACCTGATACAGAAAGTCCGATGTTGTCAGCCAGAACAGAAATGCGTGACTTCTTTTCTCCTGAGTCTTTATCTTCCCATGAACTCTGTTCAAGACGACCAGTAACGATTACTCGCATACCTTTTTCAATGACACTTGCTGAGTCCTCTGCAAGATTACGCCATGCGACCACATTGAAGAAGTTTGCCTTCTCCTGCTTCTCGCCATCTGCGTCTGTCCAATAATGATTGACTGCGATGCTGAATTCCAACTTCGCTGTTCCGTTAGCCAGAAACTTGAGTTCTGGGTCTTGTGTGACATTTCCAACAAGTGTTGTCGGTGATGCTGACATATAAGGTTTCTCCTCGTACATAGACCCCAGAAGTCCCGAGGTCTGGGATTTAGCATAGCACCATGTGGTATAAATGACAAATGAATATAAACGAAGCCCGTCTTCTTATCCACTCCACAATTGCTGACACTTTGGTGTCTTTGGGGCTTTCAGACGAGCCAACTGAAGAAGAAATTGAGCAACTTGACGAAGAAATGCGTGAAATTGCAGACATTTTGCTTGAAGAACTCGGTTTTTCAATTACTTCAGTAAATGAAGATGGTTCTTTTACAGCACATCTGGTGTTGTTGAACGAAGAAGATGATGACCAAGAATAAAAACTTCATGGTCAAGTGTGACGGATGCGGGGCTACTTACGACCCAGACCGCGTTGAACACATCAATCTTGAGGGTCAGCCTCTGGAAAAATGCTTGATTGTTCCTTCCCCAATATCTCAGCAACGGCAATGGGAAGATACTTCTGACTGAGTTGGTAGATTTCCCTACGAAACTCGCTCATGGCTCGTGTCCCAATCACCTTTAGAAACATATTCTCGTCGTAGATACTCAAGGCGTTGAGCAGGTAGTTATCTACATCGCTCCGCTCGGTAATGATTTCCAAGTCCCAACCTTCAATGCGTTGGACATAATTCATTAGCGCAATGCTCAGGTCAGTTCCGTACTGCCATTGCAAATCTTCTAGGGCGTTCTCCACTTCGGAATACATCCGCGCTTCCTTTCTATCTGCATCAATGAAAAACTTTGCTATCTCAGCAACGGCATTGATATCGACGAATGGCAATTCCGTTGGCTCATACGAACCTTCGTCTTCCTCTTCATTCCAGTAATCGTAAAAGTTCATTTTCACACACCCGTCTAAATAAATCTTACACCAGAAACGCAAAAAGGGAGTGCCCGTTAAGACACTCCCTCGTTACTCGGTTCTCTTTAGAGTGAGAGAACCAACATCTGTGCTTCAATCTTTTTACGGTTGACCCAGTGGTTGTCATCCATTGACGCTGTAGCCATTGCTACTTTGTCATCATCTCGGTAGTGGTCAAGATATTCCACGATTGAGTTGTAGATGCTCCATCCGTTGTAGCCGTACTTAGCACCGTTGCGCTCGTTTGTGTACAAGCCACGAACAAGTGCGTTAATGTCTTGACGGTTTGCACGCTGACGGTCTGTTTCTTCCTTCGCAGGAACGAACACGCCATTGATGACTTTATCCAATCGTGCCGAAGCCAAAGGAACTGGAATAGCCAGCATCTGCTCCGCTGTTGCCTTGAACTCACGAGCCCAATCAGTAGAGATAGCCAACGCTGTTTGCGCATCCTGCATCGCTGTATCCACATTGCGTGTATGACGAGCAGTGAATGTGCGTGTTGCTTCTTGAAGTCCAAGAACGACAGTGTTGTTACATACTGCACGAATGTCCGTGTTCGCATAACGAATCGGCCACACGCCGTCATGTCCTGTAGAGACAACTAGGTAGCGACCAATCTTGTCGTTCACTCCTAGTGGGTCAATGATGAGTGTGCCCAAATCAATCGTGGAGAAGAAACGAGCACCGCCTCTAAGAACTCCGCAGGTATCGATGATTGCATCGCCCTTGCTCGCTCCTACAACTGCCAATGCACGCTCAAGTACTTCACGGTTCTGACGAACCTCGTAACGAGTGCCCACTGTTGCCAATGACTTGTAAGTGCCATCGCCGTTGTCACGGACTGTTGCCCGACTGTCCTCAATCATGACTGGTTTGCCATCTTTATCAAGGATGAAGTTTCCATCTGTATCTACTGATGCAATCTTTGTGAGGATTACTTCGTAGTCAGCGCCTGATGCTTCAAGCATGGTGTCTACGGTTTGTAGACCTTTCATGGGGGTGCCGAGACGATGCCAAGGTACTTCCCTGTCTGCGTATGCAAAACGAGCCGTGCCGTCTGCATTGATTTCTAGGTCGTGAGCCATTATCTGTCAACTTTCTTTAGTAGTTATGTCCGATAGATTTATCGGATTACAGATAAGTTTATCTCATGTAGATAGATTTGTCAACCTCTAGATAAATCTTTATGAATTACTCCCAGAGGTCGCCGACCAGTGACCCAGCCCGCCGTCATCAAGCAAAGCCTTCGCAACCTTCAGATTGCACTCGGCTGTGAGTAGCGGGGCTAAGTTGCCGAACTTAGAGCCACAAACCCGTGCAGTCAGGCTTTTCCAAGTTGAATTGATTTGGAGAAGTCCGCTGTCGTAAGAGCGAACTGCGTAACAACGCTTGTATATGTCTGCTGGTTCTTTCTTGCAGTTACGGTAACTAAGCCCGCTTTTGTAGTTCCAGCCAATAACTTTCTCCAAGCAACGGCTTTCACGCCACATTATGTACGAAAACTTCTTAACAGGAACAAGTCCATGCGCTTTAAGTTGCTTCTCCCACTGCGGGCAACTTTTCACTTCAGAAACACCAACACTCTGAGAAGAAACTTTGCCCGAGAGTCCCGTGGCTTTCACCGTCGGAGTAGAAGAAGGGCGGGTCTTCAGCCACTCAACCATTCCTGCTTCGGTATATCTGTCTCTTACTGGTTTGCGTGTTTTCCAGTTTGCACATTGCTTACCCCAATTGCTTGCACTGCGCCACCCAATAGCAGGTCGGAAGAAAGGATTGTTATTCGCTTTGTCATCAAGGGTTCTAAATGTGTTCTTGGTTTGATAACCAAAGAAAGCCAAACGATTAGCAACAATGATTTGCTCTTCTTTTGTTGCTTTAGGTGGTCGAGAAGCGAACTCTCGCCCTCCGTAATTAACCCAAACTGATTGCGCCATTCCCAGCCCACCAGAAAAGTAGCCACCGTCGTTCCAATCATGGTTGGTTTCGCACCAAGAAACGGCTTCCCAAAACTTAATGGAACCGCCCTTTTTGGAACGCAACTGAGTGACGAGTTCTGGGTGCATGGGATTAACCATCGTGATGTGCACTTTGTTTTCTATCGCGGGACTCACCGCGGGGGTTGCAATTGAGTGCGTTGTTGTTGATTCAGTAGGTTTAATTTCGCCTTGGGCTTTGGAGGCGAATCCAGTAAAAAGTAGTAATGGGATAATGGCAATCAGGAGTGCTTGTTTTTTGTTCATGGTGTTCCTTCAGTAGATGGATAATTCCCATATCGCACACAAGGAAAGTAGGTGTGGATATGCCTAGGTCTAATAAGTCATGTGTCAATTATAGCGATAGCCCCGCAATATGCAAGTAAAAAACTACGCTGGGGTGTTAGATAATGGCTCAAACCCACTTATTTAGCGGGTAAATAACTCATTAAATTGTTAGATATTTTGCCTCAAAAGGGGGTTTCAGTAAAGTTTTCCACGAATGTGACATAGGTTTTGCTTGCACGGAATAACTCCTCCGTTCCACCCGCGGTTGCTTCCAACCATTCATCTAAGTGCTCTTTGTATGAGTCGGAGTCCAAGTAAACCTCTTCGGCTTGGTAATACCGTTCTTCTGCTTTGCAAGCATCTTGGTATGGCTTTTCAAGCCACTGGTCGTATCCCATTAGTTGAATACCTTTCCATACTTCTGCAGAAGGACTGCAAGCCCCTGTTCTGTTGGGACATCCAACACATAACACCATTCACGGAAAGCATCTTGGTCTTGGAGAAAAGATGAGCCAGTCTCGTGACGAAACAACTTGAACGCTTTCTTAACTTCTGTACTGCTTGAGTTCAGCCACCAGTAGTAGTGCTGAAAGCGGGGGTCTAAATACTTGCTCATTAGAAGCAATCCTCTCCATCGTAAATATCACGAGGGTCTGATGGTTCAAACCACGCACGACCATTCGCTAAACAAAGTTCGCCGTATTCACCTGCGGTATGACCTGCTCCGTCACACACTGCGCAATACACCATGAGCGAATCTTGATGCGCCTCATCTGCTTTGAGCACTTCCAAACAATGACCACAAAAATCATTCCATGTTGCCAACTGTTCAACAGTGCAAACACAACCTTCGTATCTCACTCTTACTTCTTCTACTTGCATGTCTTCCTCTTTCTATGTCCGACAAACTCACCCTGCGTGAGAATCCCTTTCGGGAACCGAACCTTAACAACGAGGTGTGTCATAGGGTCTCAAACCCTTACCCAGCAAGGAGTTGCGTAACGAAATATACAAAACGGTATATCCAGTTGTTTAGATTTAGTTGTCTAGCGAAAAGCCTGCCCGACGGTTCGTTAGCAATCGCGCCTTTTTGTGTGGTTTGAGCATCCGACGAGCAGGTAGAAACAAATATAGCGAACGAGTCCCGCGAATGCAAATCGTACGCGGGGCTTGCGGGAAGAAAATTGGGACAGCAAAAAAGGGGCAGGTTCCCCCACCCCCTCTTCACAGAAGATTAGATTTCCAAATCGTAATCAAATGTGCTGTTTTCCTCTTCACGGTCAAGCCTTGCATCTTCACGCAACTGCTCACGCTCGTATTGCTCCATGTCGTCGATGTCACCATCGAACTCGTACGGGTCGTAATCCCACATAAAATCCCCTTTCAAAGGATTGGTCAGGAAATCCCTGATACCTACATCTAACCAGAAGGGTGTTACATGGTTCCAAGCCCGATGAATAAGCCAATCAGTGCGCTTCCAACTGACTCGTCATCTGCGACTCCACCTTCAGTCACTGCGTTCACCACGCTTCGCTTCTGCTCAATCAAGTTATAGATGTGCTCGTCAATCGTTCCCTCGCACAATAAGTAAGTCACCGTGACACTGCCCTTCTGTCCCAATCTGTGAAGACGGCTGTAGGTCTGGTCTAAATCCGATGGTGTCCACGGAAGTTCCATGAACAAGCAATCTTGAGATGCCGTCAAAGTGTGACCCGTCTTCGCTGCTTGAATACTGAGCACAATCACTGGGGCAGTCCCGACGGGTTCGTTCTGGAAACGGGACTTCGCTGCTTCAACATCTTCCAGACTCATGCCGCCCTGAATGCGCAGGTCCCCGAACTTCTTCGCTAATTCATCAACAATGTCACGATGGTGTGCGGCGATAACCACTTTGTTGCCAGATTCAATGTGTTGTTCAATGATTTCTTTGGCTGCTTCCATCTTTGCTTTGGCTGAAAGTCGTCGTAAAACACTCATTTCAACTAACGCTTGGTTTGATTCGGCTTTTATTCTCGCAATCACTGCGGCGGAATGTGGAGAAAGTCCAAGTTCTTCAGCAATTTGACGGGCCCGCTGCACCAGGTACTCAACAATGTTTACTTCAGCCTTACGGTATTCCTTCATCGCCGCTTCAGTCCCGCTAACTAACACAGGATTATGCCGAACTGGCGGCAGGTCCGTCAGGACCTGGTCTTTTGTGCGACGGATATAACAGTTTCCACGCAG